CACACACAGTAGGAAGACTAGTTAATGATAGTCTAATCATATGAATGAGAGGAGCCATTGCTGCCTTGAAAGCATGTGCCCATCATCCGAGACGTTTAGGACTTTAAGTTACCAAACTTAAAGTTTAGCCATGGAGTATTGAAACCAGTACCCATGCTTGCCAATGCCTTGTAGGTTGACATAATGTCACCACGTTTGATTTGTGCGTCTGCATAAATCTTATCTAAGTCGAAATATTCGCGCATAGTTGCGTCCTGTTCGAGACAAGAACTTAGCAAGACTAAAGCTTCAGCCCGCACCACTGAGACGTTGGTTTTCTCTGGCCGGTAGTCCCGATATCTCTCTGGATAGACCAGATTCCAGATGACTTCGTTAATCCACCTTCTCTTGCCATTGAAGGTCCACTCCCGGGATAGGAATACTGGATTCTTCTCTCGAGTTCGACCACAATCGTCTTCTGTTAAAGTAGTTTTGATGCCGAAATAACGCTCAATCAATTCACAGTGCTTTTCACGATCCCAGGGTTGTGACGCGTTATAAAACGTTAAATTGTCATCCCCGCACTTGAGTGACTTAAAGTAATGATAATCACAACCTTGCATCATCAACACGGTTCTGTCAACTATTTCGTTCACAATGGTGTTATACGCGTAGGTGGTCAGAGAACCAGAAACCTGACACCCATCTGCATGTACAATGCCATTAAACGAGTGAATATCTTTGTGAATATAACTATTACACATGGTCTGAAATAGTTGTTCTTCAACATCAGATAATTGACCAAAACATGGCCTCACTACCTTCATAATGACATCTTCCAGCAGCCACGGTGCTTGGGATACATCAAATTTCGAGTAGTCAGAAGAATAGAAAGAGTCATAATGCTCTCTCGTTATCTGAATCCACTGCTCAACTTGAGGTTGCGTCATCCCACCTTCCCCCCAAGGAATATCCTTGAAAAGACTAATGAAAGGAATCGCAAAGACACCATCATACAATAAAGCCCTGATGTCCTGCATGAGGATTATTCTGCATCTCCACTTCCAAGAAGTTTCGTCAATTGGCTTAGAATTGGAACTTCTATGACTTATAACAAGAGGGATGCCGTAGTTCCCAGCATCTAACACTTCGTTTAGATGACTGTGACACCATTCGACCGCTTCCTGAAGATTCTCACCCTTGGACCTCTGGTTGGTCTCGAATCCGAAATAACCGGCATTCTTATCGAGATTCTTCTGGATTGGTCCCGATGCGGCAACGTCTTCAATTGCCATCGGTTTAAGGACCCCGCCTTTGCAAAGAGATTTGACTTCATCAGCTACACTAGCTAACGCAGCTTGGTAATTCTGATTCCATCTTAAACTCCTCACCTGATTACGGGTATACTGTCGTAGGTTCTCCGACAATAGAGATAAAGAGTAAGCTGAGCGCCCTGGCGCCGTCATTTCAGGGTCGTTAGCACATTCCAGATTCGCTAACTGGTTTTGAATTCGCTCAAGTTCTTCACGCTTATGCGGAAGAGCATAACGGCTAATCGCCTTCTTTTGATGACCATCGTGCAGCTGTTCCAAATGGTCGGACCCGTAGTTGCGCTTGAAATACGCAATCTCGGACCGTGGGTATCGGCTGGCGTCGCTGCTGTCCCCATCGTGTTGGCTAGACACGCGTTTGCTTAAGTATGCGTCCATCGCAACTCTCCTTTCGCA